TTATTTGAGTAAAGGTTGCAGGCTGTTGGCTTGTTCTTGGGCCTTGGTGGCACTTTGGGTGTAGTTAGACGCTTGCAAAGGGGGGGTCGTGACGCTGGCGCCACCTGGGTCAGTCCAAGTGTAGTTGTGAGTATGCGCTGAGGCGACGTTGGCCAGTTCATAGACGGTATTCATCAGCTCCAACAAGAGTTGGTAGATGTTGGTGGATTCGTCTCCCACGTGGTGTTTTTGGGCAATGATTTCTCTTAGTTTGCCTATGCGCTGAGTCAGGTTTTCGGTGATGTCTGCCGAGACGTTTCGCCCTTTGCTTTGCCAGTCGTTGTTTTGATCCACTTGCAGGTAGGCGTCTTCGGATTGTTGCCAGCGTTGGTCGGTTTCCGCCATATTCGGTAAGGTGAGTCCATGAGGCAAAATGGTGCGAATAAAGGGATGGGCTGGTGATCCATAGGCGAACGCCAGTTCCACTAAGGTGCCAACACTGGGTTTGGCCCATAGGCCACGTTGCATGCCGCCTGCCGGTACAGGCAAGAGCACATCGCTAATCACGGGGATGTCCTTGTCGGGTTCGCCGTTGTGTTTGAGGACTTGTACCGAGACGGCGTAAACTGGTGTGTCTTCGCTGGCGGTTTCGCCAGCCAACGGAGTGCCGATGTCGGTTACGCTGGCCCAGATGGGGAGATGCCAACCGCTGGCAAGTTCTGGGTATTTCCTTTGCAGTATACGGGTTAGGGTTTTTTCCATGAGATCACCATTTTTGAGTCAATCAAGCGTACTTGATGAAGACGCTTGCCATTAATTTGGTAGCCCGCTCTTAAACCTGGGATGGCGAGCAGTTCGGCACTTTTCGTCGCAAGCTGTTTGTCCAGTATGTCATACGGTACGCTGATCGGGCTATTGGACCAGTGTCCGTCTTGCCAGGCCCCCACAAACACCGAACCATCGCGCTTTTGCATCCAGGTGAAGTCAGGGATAGCAAACACCTTGGCCAGACTGTTCAATAAATGAAAGCCACTTCCCGTATTAACGAAATGAGCCACTTGTTGTTGGCTGTAGGAGGCTTGTTTCGCCCAGGTAAAGTCTAGGCCCGTTTGCTCTTTCACCGCGTTTAGTACGTCCGCCAAGGTGGCATGGCGTAAGGCCATGGGCACGGACATTTCCAACAAGTTGGATTTTTCCCGACAAAATAGACTTTGGGTACTTTGGCTGGCGGCCACGGAATTTTCTACGTAGCCATAGAAGTGACCGTGCTGCTGTTTACCATTAATGGAAAAGGAAAAGTACACTAGTCCACTTAATGCCGTGTCGCTTTGTACCACGAAACTGGCACGACCGGGGCGCGAATCATCGAGACAAATGTCGTGCGAAACCAGCGGCACACGCTCACCATTGATGGTCAATTGAAAGTCGTACTTCATATTATGATCCGTTTTCGTTGGCTAGGCTGCCATCCAAATGGCTAAGCAGTTTATCCAGCCAAGTTGTGTTGTTTTGCGAGTCATCGGCCGTGGCTTGATCGGCGGCGGCCAAGTTGCTGTCGCTTTGCTCAAGACGTTGGCTTTCGATTTTTTCCGAGGTGGAAAGGTGTTCAAGCAAGGTAAAGTTCACACTCCAAGCGTGGCTGCCCTCCATCTCTTGAGCGGCAACGCGATCTGTAAAGCGCACTTGTCGCACGCCAAAGGCGCTGGCGGTTTGGTTGTCTATGTTGTACACAGTACGTTTTCCCGTGTCTGAGTCCGTCGCACTGCTGAGCAGCAGAATAGTCGAGAGCACATCGGCGTCTTCGTATTTGATGTTTAATGACACCTTGAGGCGTTTTGGCTTGAAGCCTTTTTCGGCGGTCGCCGTTGACGAGCTTTGTCCCGACAGGTCGTCTTCGGGTAATGCCAGTTCACAGGCAACCTTGAGGCCATAACCTGTGATGGTGGTGTCGTTGAGAATCAGTGCAATCATAAAAATTCCTCTTTAAAGTCGGGTTTTGCCGTAATAGGCGAGGTTGCGGGGGCGGGTTTCATTGCCGCCAGTATTATTTGTCTTCGAGTAAGCTGTGCCATCTTTTAAATTATCTGGCCCCTGTACTGCTGATCCATAATCACTGGTAACTGAACTTGGGAAAGAATGATGATGACTTCTAAATTCATCCCCCTGCCAACTCGCAAACCCTCGCCCTGCATCCACACCACGACCGCCGTCATGCATACGGATAAACTCGCCACCCACTATGGGCAAGGTGAAGGTGGTAGAACCATCCCCATCGCCGTAATAACCACCGTAGGTCACAGGGTCCGCGTCTTTTGTTGCTTGAGCAATGAAGTTGGACGAGGCTTGGGCAATGGCAAAGGCAATCGGATGGCTGGTGCGACTTAGGGTCGAGCCGTCCAAGGCGTATTCGCCGGGACGCAATACGTCCACGGTATCGATCCACAATTTGGTGATGTCCAGCACGTCATTGCCGGTTAAGGGGTTGACCTGTTTGGCGATGTAAAAGCCGTCGTTAAAAAAACGTACGGTCAGTAACGCCGAGACAAAAACTTGTTTCCCTGTGGTGACCCCCCGCAATGGCAAGGGCGCTAAGCCATCGATTTGAATGGTCACTGCGCCACTGTTGGTGTGCGCCACTTCAAAAGTAAATTCATCGTATTGGCTGAGTGCCGTTACAGGATTGCGACTGTCTAGGCTGGTCAGCACTATGGCATTGTCCGTCCCCGACACGGCAAAGCCCCGTTTCAACTGATATTGCGGATGCGGGTTGGCCTTGGCTTCGTGTTTAGCGACATTGTCGTAAATGACCCTGTGGTCAATAATGCCGCCGTTAGCGTCAATGGATGCAAGCTTGCTGACATAATGGGCGATGCCATTGCTGTCCACATAATCACTTAAAGCTTCTGCTTCCATTTGCACTTGTATTTGACTGACCGTGGCTTTGTCCGACATGTCCCCTTGCAAGCTAACATCAAGCCAGACGGAGCAAGGCAAGTCGCTGACGGATAGAGTTTCCTCTTCAGTCAATTGAGTGCGAATGCCACCCACATAACCCACGCCCGCTTGCAGCTGGTATTGGTTGTTTTCTTTAATGACTTGATAGGCCCCGTCCAAGAAGCTGGCTTGTCCGTACAAGTCTAGATTCGACAAACGTTCTCGCTCGTCCATGCCGTTGAAGCGAGTGGAAAAGTCCAGCTGCCAAGTTTGAGCTGGCACATTGGTTCCGGTGACGTTTTGAATACCGGAGTACTTTAATAAGAAGTTACGGGCTATGGTATTGCCTTCCACCCCTTCGGCGCTTTTGCGTTTGTCGATGGGCGTGATGTGCGCCACGGCGATCAGCACGCCTTCCTCGTCCACCAAGCCAATCCAGTTAAAAGTGAAGTCCCCTATGGTGGAGTCCATGATCAAGGAATACACCACTTGATTGGGGTTAACGTAACCGCGCTTAGTAACCGAACGAATATCAACAATGCTTTCTTCGCTTGGCAATACCGCGTCGCGATCGCTGGGCTCTGCGCCCAAATTCGGTACATTGGCCAAGACGAAATGGCGGACATTTAAGTGCAGCCCATTTCCTTGTTTGTTGGCGATTTGTGCTTCGCCGGCTTGCGTGAGAAAAGACATGCTATCTTCCTGATCTGTTATACGGTTTTTCGACTGACTATTTTTTTCAGTTGCCCCAGCACTTTTTGGGATTTGGTCGGCGTGGGCTCATCTTCTAAAACAGGGGCTTCCAACAAAGCGTCTGTTGGCAGATCTTTACCAAGGGATTCAATGGTGTGCTGACTGCCATCGGCCAACCAATACTGGGTGCCGATCTTATCAATGACGTAATGCCACTGGCCTTCTTTGAAAAAACGTTGATGACCGGCTTTTTCCTCGATCAATGCCACGTCGGTGGCAAACGCTGGAACCAGATAGTCGCCTGTGACTGGGTCTTGGCGCGCTTCTATGTCCCCTTGGTAAAGAGGGAATTCTGCTCCCAATTGAAACTTGTGTAATTGCATCATGACTCCTGTTTAATGGCTCTTGTCTAATGAAGACGGTTTTTTAAAGGCGAGTTTTGCCGTAATAAGCGAGGTTGCGGGGGCGGGTTTCATTGCCGCCTGTTGAAGCCGTTACTTTTGTATATGGTTGACCACGATAGTAATCGTCAACTGATAGAGGATTAGCCCCTGGATTCATATCACTTGCGCTACCCACTGTAAAATTATGAGAATGAGCCTTTATCTGATCTCCCTGCCAGCTCGCAAAACCACGCCCTGTATCCACTCCACGACCACCGTCGTGCATACGGATAAACTCACCACCCACTATGGGTAAAGAAATACTGGTGGAACCGTCGCTTTCGTCCGTGTAGCCATAAAAGCCCGCATAAGACTGAATGTTGGCGTTTTTGGTCGACTGAGTGATGCAGTTGGACGAGGCACGAATCAAGGCCACCGCAATAGGGTGGTTTTTGCTGTTAATTACCGAGCCATCCAGCGCATATTCGCCGGGGCGAAGTATGTCCAAGGTGTCGATCCACAGCTTGCCGATGTCCGTGATCGCATTACCGGTTTTCGGGTTGATTTGTGATTCTAAGTAAAAGGCTCCCGCCAGATAGCGCAGGGTCACACAAGCCCCCGCCAGTAGCTGATTGGCAGCACTGACTCCCACCAGACTCAAGGCATCCAAATCGTCTATTTGAATCGTCACAGCGGCAGTGTTGGTCGCCGACAAAACAAACGAAAAACACTGATGATCTGCTAAATGAGAGACAGGGTTGGTGCCCGCCACACTGCTCAATACGATCTCATTGGCCGAGCCACTGATGCTAAAGCTTTGTTTGCTCTGGTATTGCGGATGCGGATCCGCTTTGGCTTCATGTTCGCTCAAGGCTTGTTGCGCAAAAGCCAAGGTCGCCGCGCATTGCTCATCGGTATACTCAAAATATTGCGGATGCGGGTTGGCCTTGGCTTCGTGCTGAGCCACGTTGTCGTAAATGACTCTGTAATCAGTTATCTCGCCGTTGGTGTCGATTGCGGCCAATTTGCTGACATAATGGACGATGCTATTGCTGTCGACATAATCGCTGCTCACAAAATCACTTGAGGCCTCGGTTTGCACTTGTATTTGGCTGACCGTGACCTTGTCCGATACATCCCCTTGCAAGCTGACGTCGAGCCAAACGGAGCAAGGTAAGTCACTGACGGCTAAGCTTTCTTGTTCGGCCAATTTAGTACGAATGCCACCCACGTAACCCACGCCCGCTTGCAGCTGGTATTGGTTGTTTTCTTTAATGACTTGATAGGCCCCGTCCAAGAAGCTGGCTTGTCCGTACAAATCCAAGTTGGACAAACGTTCTCGCTCGTCCATGCCGTTAAAACGAGTGGAAAAGTCCAACTGCCAGGTGTCGGCTGGCACATTCGCACCAGTGACATTTTGAATGCCGGTATACTTAAGTAAGAAATTACGAGCGATAGTGTTGCCTTCCACCCCTTCGGCGCTTTTGCGCTTTTCAATCGGGGTAATGTGCGCCACTGCGATCAGCACGTCTTCCTCGTCCACCAAGCCGATCCAATTGAAGCGGAAGTCGCCTATGGTGGAATCCATAATCAAGGAATACACCACTTGATTTGGGTTCACATAAGCGTGCTTCGAATAGGGCAAGGTCTGCACTATCTGCTCGTCACTGGGCAAACTCGCCACGCGATCACTGGGTTCCGCGCCCAAATTCGGCACATGGGCCAGCACAAAGTGGCTGACGGTCATGCGAGTCGCGTTGCCTTGTTTATTGGCTATTTGCGCTTCGCCGGCTTGTGTGAGAAAAGACATTAGGCCTCCGCCTCTTCGTCTGTCTCGCTCGTACTTGAGTCTGTAGTCGATTCGGAATCTGCGTCTTGGTCTTCTTCCGTTGCGCTGTCATCCGCCGTTTCAGTCGTTTCTGCCGTATCAGAATAGGCTTCTAAATCTAACTGCCAATAAGCGTCGTCCGTGACATCAATGTCCAGCAAATCTTCACGAGCCAATAAGGCTTCTAATGCCACCAAATGAGCGACTATCCATTGTTTGCAAGCGAATTGCTCTGCGGCAGTGTACAAACCAAGAGAGACATTCGTCTGACCAATACGGTTCCATTTAGCGTCAATGCGCCTTGTGCATTCATCATTGGCGAGTGCGGTTTGGGCTTCTAAGGTCACTGGTGCTTCTGGCTCGGTTAATAACGCCCAATCGGGTAGATTTCCCCCTAGCTCACTGATTTCGTAAGCATTTCCTTCCTCGTCCCAATAGGCGGTGCCGCGCAAATCCACACAGCTTTGCCAAGCACCTGCTTGTTCCTCTTGTTTCCATACGGCCACTTGATCTTCGTCCACACCAATCGGCGCTTCAAAGGTGGCGTGAGCGGGTAATAACCAATGATCTGGCGTTAAGGGATCCGGATCCGCATAGACTTCCCCAAGGTATTCGCCGGTTTGTGCATCATATGCGTAAGCAACTTTGTCTGTTGTCTGGTCTGTCATGGAGTCCATCCTTTAGTATTTGATGTAAGCGGCGAGTGCTATGTTGCGAGGGCGGGTTTCATTGCCACCAGCTGCTGCAGTCTTTGTGGTGTAAAAAGAACTACTCCCATCTTCAGATCCTGCAGAGCCTCCCCCCCTAGCATTTTCTCTAGTGAAATTATGAGTATGTGACCTAAATTCATCCGCCTGCCAGCTCCCAAACCCACGACCAGAATCCACGCCTCGCCCTTCGTCCCAACCACGGACAAACTCACCGCGTAAATCCGGCACATTAAAAGTAGACGAGCCATTACCCGCACCGTAACGGGTGCCAATCTTGCTAAACAAGGCCGCATACGTGGTACGAGAAATGGCCGCGCCATTGGCTTTAATGAAACCGACCGGCGCAGATGAAGAGGCAAAAAAGTGAATACTGCCAATAAAGTCGCCGACAAATTCTTTGGCTTGCGCTAAGGCCGCATCGGCTTGCTGATCAGCGTATTGTTGAGCCGCATTAACTTGTTGCTCGGCGCTCTCCCGAGCGGCAGTCACTTGCTCATCGGTATACTCTTTCGCTGAAGCAAGCGCTGCGTTGCTTTTACGCGTTGCATCGCCTTTGGCGGTCGTTAAGGCCGTTGAGGTTTTACTGTCGGTATAGGTTTTGTATTGAGGATGCGGGTCTTCTTTCGCTTCGTGCTGAGCCACATTTTCGTAGATAAACCGTGTGTCTATGATGTCACCATCGGCTGAAATATCGGCCAATTTGGTACGATAGTAAGTCACGCCATTGGCATCTTGTGTTTCCGCTTCTGGCGCATCCGTTTGCACCAACAATGACGTCACTGGTTTTCTATCCGCGATGTCGCCTTGCAAACTGGCTTCTAACCATACGCTCGTGGGTAAGGACTCTGGAGATACGCTCTTAGGCTCATTGTTTTGTACGCGAATCCCGCCCACGTAACCTGTTCCCGCTGAGACCTGGTATTGACCATCCGCCTCAATCACAGACCAAGCCTCACCGAGGAAGCTGCCCTGAGCATACAAGTCATAATTGGACTGACGCTCACGTTCATCCACCCCTAAAAAGCGCTCAGTAAAGTCCAGTTGCCAGGTTTCCGCTGGCACGGTCGCCGCCGTCACTTTTTGAATGCCGGTGTACTTCAGCAAGAAATTACGCGAAATGGTGTTGCCGCGTTTATTGCCTTTGGTTTTACGCTTGCCGATGGTGGTAATGTAGGCCGTGGCGATCAGTACGTTTTCGTCGTCCACCAGACCGATCCAGTTAAAGTCGTAATCCCCCACGGTGGCGTCTAACACCACGGAATAAACCACTTGATTTTCATTGACGTAGGCGACTTTTAAATACGGCTGGGTATCCACTATGTGTTCGACCGCGGGAAGTGATTCCACCCTGTCTGCTGGCTCTTCGCCCAATTCCGGCAAATAAGCAAAGACAAAATGTGTAATATTGACACGGCCGCCACTGGCCTGTTTATTGGCGATTTGCGCTTCGCCGGTGCGGGTTAAAAATGACATTGAAATGCTTCCTTTTGCTGCTTATGCGCTGGCCACATCAAGTGCCCACTGGCAACCAAATTCCCCTAGGTGAATGTCGATATCGATGTCATTCACCACGGTCAATTGGTAACGACGACAGGTGCGCCCATAGGTTTGAATAATGTAATTGAGCAGATCTGTGTTACTGGCGATTTGCGAGTCGGTGAGCAACAAGGCAATGGCATCCCAGTTCACTTCGTCTTCTCGCTCGACCACTTCCATTTCACCAATACCGAGACGATCAAACACTTCCACCAAGCCTGTGGTTGAGCCCGCTTCCATGGCGTTTTTTTCGGCGTACATGACGCGACGACGAAACATGTCGTCCGGCTCATCCGTAAAGCGATCAATGTCCGCTTGATAGGCGTAGTACTTGAGCAATAAATGGCTGCAGGTTTCTGGATCCATTTGCGCTAAGGGTGTTTTTACCCAGCCTTCGACTTTATTCCACCAAGCGGCAAAAGCGTTTTGCAGCTTCTGCGCTTGATCGCCTCGACGAATCCATACTGGCAGTTGATACCTAGGAGCCATGCTTAACCCTCCACAATGCTGATGCTGTTCAGGGTGGGAATCGACAATTCAGAGACAATGCTGTTGAGGTTAAACTCCACGTCTTCCAAGCCATCAAATAAGTCGAAAATTTCCCCCGCCAACTGAGTAAAAGAGAAGCGCGAATAAGGCTGTGTCTTGGTCATGTCGTAAGCGGAATTACCACGAAAAGCCGCATAAATGGCGTTGTAAACGCCTTTCTTTATGGTTTCTTTTTCCACATCTAACAAGGTGTCAGAGAAGTAGAGAGTCGCGGTGACATCGTGTTTGGTTTCCGGCATGGCGTACGCCACAATGTCGTCACCGTGACCGTGATAACCCTCTTCTGATAACTGACGATTAATGGTTTCCAAGTAACTTTCGGCCGGTGCATTTAGGTCAAATAAGATAAAGGCATTGGCCGTTCCTGGGCCACGTGGGGCATTGTGCTCCAGCCAGATTTGGTCGGTTTTTACCCCCGCCCAAGAGGAAATCAAATACTTGTATACACCGTCTGTGTGGTAATGGCTCAGGGTGTTAAACGAGTTACGAATGCGCAGACGATAGGATTCCAAGTCTTCCAGATCGGCGCCCACTTGATCGATCCAGTTTTCCGGGTTCGTTACCGTCACACCGGTCAGATCACAATGGGCAAAATAGCCTTTTTCCAAGTTGTACGCTGTCGCCGCTTGCTCTGACGTCACCGCGGCAATGACACCGGATTGGTCTTCTTCAATCACGGCTTCTGCGTCTGTTATCACACGATAAATCGTGTTGTTGATTAAATCTGTGTACACCTCAGTGCCGGCTGGGATGACGATTTCACCCTCTAGATCGGCACGACTGAAGACCACACGACCCTTGAGAAACTGAGCCTCTTTACGCGTGCAGTTGTAGCGATCGCCCCATAACTCAATAAAAGCCTCGCTGACCGTGGATAAGAAGAATTGTGGCATCACATAGTTCGCCAAGGCGTCCACCAACCAATTCACCGGTTTGGTTGCAATGCTGCTGATCACGCGCCAAAACGGGCTGTAAATGGAGTTGTTATAAATGGTTGAGCCGGATTCGGTGACCGTATCGGTAAATTCGCTGGTCAACTCGTCTTCCGTCGTTGGCACACCGGCGTCAATCAGTACTTGTTTAAAATCACTCATAGGGAAACCTCTATGTATTCACCGTCAATGGTTTGTGCGACACAGGTCAACACGTCGTCGTTTAATTCCACACTGGCGGTGCCAGGATAAATACGGGAATCGTTTTCAATTTCTAATTCAATGACCTTGGCAGCCGCCGTCAAAGACACCCGGTTACGCTCGCCCACCATCAAGATGGCGTACCCTTTTTCACGCATCATGTGGCGTAAGTCCTGCGCAACGCAGTCTGACAAAGACACCAATTCCGGTTCCCCTAAGCCAGACAACACCAGGTCATCGTTTTGGATTAATAGATCGATACTTGCCATTAGCCTGCCACCATCTCAATTTCATACATTAGGTCTTCACCGCGCACGCCATTGCTGTGGTTGTGCACTTCAATCTTGTCGACTTGGGTGGACTTCTGCTGACCACCGAATTGCTGGCTGATGCTCTGCATCACATTGTCCTGACTGGACGCCGTTAAGGTGTCGTTGCCCGGCAAAGCCACTTGCTGATTCATGGCTTGCTGTTCGATTACCGATTTCTCGATGGCTTCTTTCGACTCATCCTCGTCACCAAATGAGAAGCCAAAAATACCGGCAAACTTTTTGATGCCTTTGCTGATGGACTCAAACGGATTAAGCGACATCAACCAGGCCTTAAAGTCTTGCCACCATTGAGGAATCTTATCGAACACGGACAACAGGCCATCGACCACTTGGATGACGGCATAAAGCGGGAAAAACGCGCTTTGTAAGAAGCTGTTTTCCGCAAAGAGCGCTTTGATCCATTGCCACGCAGACGCAATGGCTGAGAAAGGATTGAGACCTGACAACCATTCGCTGAACTCCGCCCACCAAGTGCGGATGGGCTCAAAGATGTTGGCGCTGGCGAAACTCATCAGACCATCAAAAAAGCGTCCAACGGCCGCGGTGACTTGATCCCAATAGACAATCAAACCGACAATCGCCGCACCTAAGGCCATTATGCCCACGACCACCCAGGTTATCGGGTTGACCAGCAAGGCCGTACTGAAGGCAAACAAGGCCGGTAAGGTCGACATCACAGCGACACGTAACAGGCCAAAAAAGCTCACCACACTGGCGCGTAATACAGCAAACAATCCGTTAAAGGCTTTTTTCAGGCCATTGAGTAACTTATTGATGCCGGAAATATTGGCGTTCACCTCGATTTGAGGTTCGATATTCAAAGTCGGTTTTATATTCAGCGTCGGTGTAATGTTTAATGTCGGCGTAATATTCAGCGTTGGAACAATATTAAGCTCTGGCTTGATATTCACCTTTGGCGTCACATTTAACTGAGGCGTAATGTCGGTGACTTTTGGCGCCACTTTTAGCTCTGGCGTCAAGGTAAACGACTTGGTAATGCTCAACTGAGGCGTTACCTGAACCTTAGGCGTCAGACTAATACTGGACGACATTTTTAGTGACGGCGTCACGTCAACTTGTGGGTTTACCGCCATCTTTGGCAAAGGCTGCCATGTGGGCTGAACCAAGATCTGCCAGGTAACTTGCACCTCGCTCTTTAATTTGGCCAGCAACTCGTCCATTAATACAGACAATGACTGACTTTGAATTTGTACGGAATCCAATGCCCCACGGGCAAGTGAAGACACCGTTTGGACGCGCTTCTGTAACGCGCTGGTCACGCCTTGAATGCGCTGCAACAGCGCCAAGGTTTGCTGTAGTTCTTCCAGTGAGTTCATATTATTTACCCGTCAAGGCTTTGGCGATGCCACGCGCAATCGCGGCACTGGTTCGTTCCAGCTCGCGCTCTTCTAACCAAAGGGCGCGGCCGAGGTGTTCTGGCTGGTCGTCCGCGAAGGGCAACCAGCGTTGGCGGAGTGTTACGAGTTGCTCGTAGCCATTGCGTCGGCAGAATTCGAGTTGCTCGTTTGCAGCTTTACCACTTCAGGTAAATCACTGGTGAAGGCTTCTGTTAGCTCTCCTACTAGGTCCATTACCAACTTGGCTTGTGGTTGATTTTCTTCGTCCACCAGGAGGTCTTTTAAGGTCGCACGCTGCTTGATGTCGACGGTTGCCGTTAGCAGGTTGAACGCGCTTTGTACACTCTTACCGCTGGCCATACGGTCAACAAACTTGTTGTATTCACCATTGGTGACTTTGAATTCAAATGCTTCAGTACCCACACCCAATGCGATCACTTGCGCCATGTCTTATCTCCTTAAGGAAGCTGTATATTCAGTGTTTTGATTCGTAGACTTTTTTGAATAACTCTTCGATCTTGCTTTCTAAACGCAATCCAAGGTCATTGATTTCATTCTTGTGAGCGTATTTTTCTGCCGCATCCAATTTGTGCTGCATCAAGGCGCGCTCATTCGCCGCGGTACGTTTAAAGAGGAAGGTCAAAAAGGTAGCCAACCCAGCCGTCACCGAGGACAACAAAAACATGACGACCGTCATGGTTGCTTGCGACAATTCCATGCCCTCTCCTATTGTTGTTTGGTAAATTGCCCAGACACTTCGTTGAGAATGTCTTTGGCCGCTTGTTCTATTTTTTGCGCGTCGTTTTCCAGACCACCTTCGAGCAGCAATACTAGGTTGTCATCCACCATGGTATTGGTGGCTTTTGCCGCCAATTTGGCGAGCCAAATACCAAAGGTCTTGGTCAATAAACTCGCGCCAAGATTGCTCAAAATACCGAGAATGATGCTGTTCATGAAAAGGCCCTTCTCTGCCAACCATTAAGAAACACGCTTTGGCTGGGGTTATGTTCCACAATCGCCCGATAAACCTGCCAAGCTTGGTATTGCAAGCACGCATATAAGGCATCTTCCGTTTGCTGATTGAGCTTAGCTAGGCTCTGACTGCCTAAGATCCCGTCTTCCACCAGATGAGATTCGGTCAACAAGTCGTTCACCGCCCGCTGCACAATTAACGTGGCGGTTTTACCACGCATATTGACGAATAAATTCAGTAATTTGATGGCAATTTTTTCGCTCTGCACTTGCTCCAAGCGGTAATGCAACCAAAAATATTGACGATAAATCTGCGCCGCATCAGCTTTGCTCAGCTGCTGGATATCCAGCACATTGATGTGACCATCGCCATTAATGTCCCCGGCAAACGCGGGTAACTGCTTGATAAAGCGCAACGAAATGCCAAAGTGAGTGGCGCCACCAAGGTCCGCTTTGTGATCGACATAGCCGCCTTCGTGTTTTAGTACATCCGCCAGTGCCGCATTAAAGTGGTCCATGGTGACTCCTACTCATTTGGCTTATACGCCGAGTTTCTCGACGTGATCTTGATCAAGGTATGGCACACCATTGATTTCCACGAAACGGGAATCCGTTACGTCAAATGGAATCGTGTGTTCCAGTTTTTCACCGCCTTCACCGCCAGCTTCCAATACCTTGTTAATGCGCAATTTGCAGCCGTAAACGGCCACTTTGAATTCCTGATCCGCCGTGCTACCCATGCCGACAATGTCGGTGGTTTCTAAGGCTTGGAAAGAACCCGCAGCGCGCGCCGCTTCCAAAATCAGGTTGAAGTTTTCTGTGTCCAACGTCAGTTCACCGTTGGCGGTTACCGCGCCGCGCACCCAACCGTGTGTCACGCCGCGAGTCGAAGCTGGCTTAGAACCGTCTTCAATGTTGACCGTAAATTGCTTTACGTTGATAAGCGTTGTGCCAAACATGACATCAACGTCAGGACCTGTAATGTGCTGCATGCTATACCTCGCTGCTCAAGTTAAGTCCGATGTAGGCTTGAATTGCCTTTGGACTGTTGTAAGGACGTACCAAAAGCGCAATCGTCACGCTGGTGCGAGATGACCAGGAAATGGTCACATCGCCTTCTTCAGGACGTTTCACATCACCTGGCATGTAAATGCCGTTAGATACCACGCTTTTGCTCATGTCGATCATGGGGCGCATGAAGTAGGTTTGGTTGGCCGCAATCGATGCCGGCGTGCTGTTCATTTCACGGTTACCCACTTGTTTGATCGCCAATAAACGCACTTCGCGCTTCACACGATTAACCACACGTAGGTTTTCAATCACCGCATAATCACTGCCTTCGGCTGCCAAGGTCATACCATCTGAACAGTAGATACCGTCATAATCTGGGTACACTTGTGGTACTGTGCCGCGCGCATCGTTTAACGCTTTGGCGTGGCTCATGTTGAATTGCACGTCATCTTGATCAGAAGGTAACGATGAAATACCAACCAAAGCGCCAGTTTTGACACGCATTGGCGTATCCGCGATGGATACGTCTTCATTACACAAACGACCACACAGTGTGCCTAACCAGCCTGCGAAGACTTCTGGCACCAGCATGACATTTTCAGCTGCCACGCCGTCTTGTAGGGAATCGAATTCGGAGATGAAAGTTGCCCAAGTGGCGGAACCGTCCATCACTTCAGACGCTGCCATGAAGAACACCGCACGACCGTATTCGTTTTCCACGTCTTTGGCCGCGGCTGTCATGGCGTCCAATTCCGCTTGCTCGACCACGGCGTCAGTGATCACCACGGCTTCACACAACACATTGTTGTTCATGGCTTCTTCAAACGCGGTTTGCCATTCACCCGCGGCACCACGCGGCATCGCCACGCATGTCCAGTTGCTTCCCGCATTACTGCGCGCGGCGGCAATCGCCGTTTTCATTTTGCTGTTGTTAACACCTAATACCTCGTCCAAATCCGAAGATTGGTCGATATACAAAGTGCTGCCTGAGTTTTTGCCTGCATACCCGATGAAGAGAAACTGACGCTCAGGCGTCGAAAAATCACCACTTCCAGTATCAAGGCTGCTGACGCTTACTGTACCTAATGCCATGTTTTACCTGCCTTAGTTTGTTAATTAATGGCAACTACTGCTGCCGCTATTGCCCGCACCCATTGCGGATCACTGGTAAAGCGCTCTCGCTGTAACCGATTGGTTAGCACGCTTTGCGCTTCGTTATCCCTGTCATTCAGTGCCAGCAAGAGGCTCAAGCCATGTAATTGACTGATGTGTTGCCTGATCCATGTTTGACTAACAGGTCGTTTGTCTTTTGTTGTTGGGTCACGGCGTAGCTCTAACTGCTGCATAACCCGAGCTTGAATGCGTTTGCTGGGACGCATTGCCCATTGTTTTTGTTGCGCTATGGACGCTTGCAACCCGACTAAGCGCTGTTCATTGTTGGTTGTCGAGGAACTGACCATGTCATTGGATAGCACATAAAAATTTTCCAACCAGGAAGCTTGAGAGTTGCTCAACCAGCCGGTTCTCTGCCATAGCCATTGCCGTTGATGGCGCTTCCAATATTCCTGAATATCGTCCTGTAAATAACAATCACCATCGCCACTCACCCAGTTATCTGTTGCTAATTCACCCAACTCGTTGTTGCCCAGGTTGGCGAAAATGGCTTGTCGATTGTTTTTCCAAGCCTCATCTCGATAGGGCAAATAGCCAGCTCGGATTTTGCGTTGTCGTAATCGTTGGGCGCGATTGTGATGCCAATTTCTGCTGTTCGTTTGGCGGTATGAAAACGAGCCTTTTGCCGCCCATTTGGCGACTTCGCGGCTCAATTGCATCATGGCGCGGCGGTGTCGAGCTGGCGTCAGTCCCATCATGTGAAGATCAATAGTGCGAGCACTTTGTGCTCCCCAGTAGGCTGACAGCGCTTCACTCATCATTCTCAAGCGCCAAATTGACGTCAACCGAAGCCGACTCGGCCTCTAAATGATCCGCTTTTTCTAAGCGCCAAGATTGGCCGTTATAAGTCAAACCGCCACGGGTAGCCCGACTGATGTATACCGCTTCTTCAAATTCCAGAGACAGCTCTAAATCCGCATAGCGACTGCTCAACACATCCACGGCAATACTCGGATGAGGGTTGTTCAAGTCTGTGCGTTCGTCATTTTCTGCCAACCAAATCGCCACATGCGCAGTAAAGGTGTCAATTGAATTTGCTGAGTAGTTGTAGTTTTCCACCAAGAGCACGGCGCGATAGTGCGAACGGTGCAGCAGTACGCGCTCACCTTCGTCTTTCGCTCCCACTTTTAGGTTCACTTCTTCCACCCAACTGCTGAGCTGTCGTGAAGAGAACAAGTTTTGAGACGCTAAGTAATTCGCTAGCTGTGTCATTTTTTCCATCTTGGTGTCGCTCTTAACAATTCATTTTGGCGCTGATGGCGAGGCCATTCAGATCGATGATTTGACAATAGGCAGCAGAGGAAACCAGCACAAGAAGGGAGAATTTGATTCTTTTAGATCGCGATGAAATCGGTATTTTTCGGCATGCCCTTGGCCTGAAACACCGACTTATGGGACAAACATTGAGCAAGGTGTGACAAGCAAATGAGACTTTGCTAAAGTCTCTAAATTGAGCAAATATGCTTAATTGTTAGTAAAATATGTATATTTGCCAACTTATTCACAGGATCGCACCATGGCATTTCGTGTTCACTGCCCAAACTGCAATACCCCTACCGTTATTCTGTACAGCAATGAAATCACCAGAGACATAGACGGCATTTTTGCCAAGGACTTGTATTGCCAATGTCGCAACCCGGATTGCCTTGCCACTTCCGTGGTTAGGGTGTCACACAGTCATTATGTTCAACCCCCACGCCGTCATGTGTTAGACATGGCCAAACAATTGCTGAAACAAGAACAGCAACAAACCTTACCTTTAGGAGAACCCTTATGAGTTCAGCAAATGAAGCATTATTTGCCATTTTTGCCGCAGGAAGCGGCCTTAAGAGTCCTGCATTAGAGCAGGTACCAACACTGCAAAACCAGCTTAGCGATTTGGATCAATTATTTGTTAATGCAGGCACATCCCTCGCTCCAGAGATTCTCGATGAAACCCAAGTGTTGACCGAATTAGAAGCCGCGCAGCAGGCATTGAGCGTGAAACTACTGAACACTGGCACCACTTGTATCGACAGTATGATGCAGGCATTAGAAGCGCTACAAAGCCATGTATTAGACCGACTCGATAAGCTGTTTGAAGAATTCAGTGTGGCCTCAGCAATCCGCTCATTAAGCACCTATCAAGACCTACCAACGACCTTGCATAAGATTTCTGGTAGCACCTTGGGCGACGCCCAACCAACCTTGTCTGAGTGCACAATATTCATTGAAGAAGTGACGTCTGTGGTGGAAAATTTGGATGTCGTAGAGGTGACCTTGCTCACATTGACAGAATTTGATTTGCTGCTACAACAAGCACTCGATGAATTACTGCATTATGCCAATCAAATCACTTCACTCATTACCCAAGAAATTAGCGCTCTAAACACAATGTACAGTGACTACAAACAGCTTTCTAAAGCGGTTAGCGCTCAGCTTTTAGTGAATGATGAGAACCTATCCGGCTTTATTAACCAACTTGCTTCCGACGATTTGAAAGCCGCGTTAGCAAAATAAAAAACAAAAAAAACCGCTGTTTGAAGCAGCATGAAGGCCACTCAAACAGCGGTTTTTTTAGTCAATAGGATTAGCTTAAAAGCTGATCCACTCCCATCAAAGTGGCCAAGTTAACTAGCTTCTTAAAACCGTCTTTTTTATCCAAGCAAGCCCTTTTTTCAGTAAGAGACATACTGCAAGAGCAAACAACGAAACGACAACAGAAGAAATAAAGTAACTGATCCTATCTGTCGTTCTTCCCAATTCATCAAGATAAACACGCTGGTAAAAATACTGTTCATCTGTCGATTCACTGTCTGAAAAGATGCCATCGCCATTTAAGTCAAATGTATCGAGTTTCCATTCAAAATACTTTTCAATACCAAAAATAGGGAGATAAAAGAGGAAAAAGGAAATAAAAAAGCAAAATACCAAGCATATTGTTTTGCGAGGAAACCTCACAACTTTGAAATAATAAAAGCAAAATACCAAACAGACAGTCAATGATGCAATGAAACTGTGCTTATACATATCATTTATTAGCTGATAAATCATTTATCAATACCCAGGGTCAGGAAATTCTATCGTCCATACATGTGGCATATAAGGATAAGGTGTACCGCCAAGTTCAGAGGTTATTCCTAAATAGGATAAAGGCTGATCGTAAAAATCAGGCCCTAATATTTGGGATCCTCTCGCTCTTACAAATCCAGTAAATGTCGTTCTACAAAGCCCATCATGACATTCTGTCCTATAATGAACACCCGTTTGTCCCACACTAAAACCAAATGCAGTAAACGTAAGATCAACAGAATAATTACCAGACAAATCCGTTACTCCGGACATAATCCTTTCTTCAGCAAGCAGCTGACGATCACTAAACTGCAAAGCCATTTTTATATTATAACCTAGGTTCATTGGCACACCATTGCCAAAGAAATAATGCCATAAGGCATTACCATCACTGGTGTCATTATTAAAAACACTTGGCGGCTCTAGCATATCAAATAAATCTTCATCACACTCAACAAAGCTCATATTTCCTTTAGGACGTGTCACACAACTCAGAAAAAAGCCAACTTCACGCCACTCACTGGTTAAAAAACTTTGATCTGAATCGTCGTACATGCCTTGATTACGTGTAAAACACAAACACGAAGAACACGCACCCGCTCGACATGAACTCTTTAGTTCAATGTCGCTCTCTTCTGCTGCATCAATTAAGTAATCTCGATCACTACAATCAAAATTACCACCGTTGGTCATAGTTATTTCATAGGTAGGCATTATCAGTTCCATTTAAAGTAAAGATAAATCAGAGTAACCATCCTATTCATTACTTTATAGACCCATAGAGGGTGAAATATTCCTACCTTTGCTGAAAAAACGAATATCAGTTTAATTAAGATTAAACTGTAAAAAAAACCGCTGTTTGAAGCAGCATGAAGGCCTCTCAAACAGCGGTTTTTTTAGTCAATAGGATTAGCTTAAAAGCTGATCCACTCCCATCAAAGTAGCCAATTTTAATACCGCTTCCTTATAGACATGGTCCTTTGCCTTAGTAATAAACTGGGCTTTGCGTTGTTTCCAATCCAGTGTTTGCACACCATTTGAAACCACCACAGAGGGTTTGTTCAACGCATCACCAAGTGGAACTTCCAACATACCACCACGAATACTGGTACTGATCGGCAAGCAGATAATCATGCCCGTTTGCTGATTCAAAGCCTGCGACGACAACACCAGAGCGGGGCGCAATTTACCGATTTCTCTCCCTTTTTTTGGATCGAAATCCAACCAAATAATGTCCTTTCGGTCCGGCACATAAGGGCTCTGCATCACTAATTTCCTTTTATTCCGTCATCAGGCTAATCAAGCCACTCATTGTCATCAAGGGCAGCCAATTCATCCGTGTGGGCAGTATTTTTATCGATACCCGCTAATAGCTCTGACTCAGAATATGGCCAAGCGTTGCCACTCTTATCGACCACTGGCTTAATCAACAAACCATCTGGCAAAATTTCATAGGTCACTTTACTGCCTTGATGTAGGTTCAGTGCTTCAGCCGTGACCGCATTGATGCGCAATGCCAGGCTGTTGCCCCATTTTTTTACTTCAGCATCAATGTTCATACCTTCACCTCAATGTTAACCACGTAAGATAAGTATATACATTGGATATACATATTGCAAAATGCTCAGTCTTGTTTCTCCTCTGATTTCACTAAGCCCTGACCCAATTGGTTCTGCACAACTTCAATACACAAACTCAAACCACGATAAAAAGAAGCCGAACGCTCTTCTCTTTGAAAGGACAATTCATGGGTGCTAGAGCGCAAAAAGCTCAACATATCATGGGCTGCAGCAACCGCTGCCAAATGCTCATGGGGATCGCTTATATGTAGTTGCTGAACCGCCGAGTCAGATTGACTAGAAGCAACAAGGGAATCAAAAACAGACTTATTCATAGTGATAACTCGCCTAAATGGCAAATTCTACGATAGCCCAAATCCTATTATGAAAGAACAGTTAGCAACATCATATTACCAACTGATCTATTCCCAGTAAGACAAGATAGCCAGATCACTGTGAGTTTAGGCTATGACTTGCCTCGAGCCATCTGAAGCACATCGGCAGATTGTCGCTTTGGCAAGGCCTCACGCACCGACGTTAAAAAGAGACTCACACCACGGCTTTCATTTTCACTCACCTCGATGCCATAACTAAAGGCTTTGGTTAAAAAAGCCAACTGATCGTCCGCTGTTGCAATTTGATCCTCAAAATCGATTCTATCCATAACAATATCCTTTGTTTTTGTATGCCCAAATTATCAGTTCATTTACATAAACTTACAATACATAAAAATGGCATTTTCTTTCAACTCAAGCTAAAAAAGTTTTTTTAGTGTTTATAACATAATGAAAATTAAGTGTTTTTAACCTCTATTAGACTTAACCATATCTTTAGTTTTCTAAATAAAGTATTACATACCTTCTCTTTTTCCTACCTATCTCAGCTCTGAGTAACAGCGGTTACAGAACAAAAAACACTTTAATATCAATACATTAAGATGAAACAATCGCCATTTAAAAGGTAACTTTCGGGTAACAAGGAGTAACTTTTTCATAGTTTATAAAGTAACTCTGTTACTCATAAATCACTTAAGATTTTCTTTAAAAAACCATAAAAATTAATAAGTTATAATCTTGTTACTCAGGTTACTCTATTCCGAAGATATCATCTAAATCCTCCATACAGTCACACCTCTGCTCCAACTTGCCGAGCAAATAACCAACAATTTGATACCTTTTCCGTTAAGGCTGAACGGTACTTTTTACGCTCGATAAACTTATACGTCCGTGAGCTGGGCAATTGACGCTTTAACTCCTGCAATTCCAATAAAGGCTGATTGTGCTTACGACATTGCTCATAAAAATCGTTCAAATTAATGGCGACATATTGCTCAGGCTGACGGTGATGATTCAATCGCGTGGCCTCACTGGTCATAAAACGACTGTCGGCCGTGGCCACGCCTTCATCAATGTAATGAAAGATCTCCCAAAACTGCTCCAATAACGGACTGTCTCCCGCCAACCTTTGATGACGCTGACGCAAGCGTGACAAGAGCAATTGATATACTTGTCCCACTCCGTCCTCCAACTGAGGAAAAAACAACCCAAGCGCCGCCACGGCGGCCATGACCTGAGCATGATTAAAGATCAGACGTTGCTTAATCTGCTCCACACCGTCTTCAGCACGAAACGCCGCATCATACTGCTCGGTATAACGAAAAAACGCAGCCAAATACGCCTGCTCTTGCTTCAAGACATGAGGCAAATACCCCGCCATTTCTTTTAACGGTGCATTACGCAAACGCATGGCCTGAGCTCGAGTCGACAACGGAGCTGTGCGGAAAAAAATATGTACAATACGCTCCATCAAGGCTTCTTCCCCAGTAACAGACGCATTCTGCGCGATCACCAAGGCCCCGTTAAACATGGGTTCATCCGTATCATTGCCTCGCTTCGCGATCCCCAAAGTGCCGGTACCGCGACCGTCATACAAGGGCTTAATAGAGTCAAAGGTGAAACCTCGTTGCTTGTGATCGACCTGTGCCATGTGATCCCCTTCAATCAACACCACAGGCAAGTTCGAGACCTGATTAAACGCCCGTCGAATCCCAGCCTTAGTGGCTTTTTGAGGATCAAAGCCTTCATAATCCCGCCCCAACAAATGCCATAGACTTTCAATCAAAGTAGACTTACCCGCGCCAGGTTCCCCCGTCATTTCCAGAAAAGGAAACGACTTATGCTGCTTACGAATCTGCTGCACAAACAAGGTCGCCGTCCAAAACCCCAGCACCACCAGACCATTTGCCCCAAACGCCGCATACAAATCCTCAAACCACTCACCGGTAAAAGGTTCACCATGCACAATCGCAGGCGACTTCATCGAAGTTTTCACCCCCAACGAACCGAGATCAAAATAGCCTTCCGCGTTAAGAGGAATTTCCCGTCCTTTATGAATCGCAAAGGACTGATACACATACACAGAAAACTCCGCGTTATAACCCACATAAGGCATAGAATGGATGGTTTTGATCTGCTTAAACCAACGGTCCAACAGAATATCCATCTCCGCCTTACTGCCGTTAAACACCCCACCGGCAGCCTTATTCAACAAACTCTTATTAAAAGCCGACGGACTCTCCAAATTAGAGCCTTCCAAACTAATCAACTCATCCGCGTGATTATTCTGATACGACACCTTAAAGACATACCACTTGTCGCCCATCACATCGTCTCTTTCTTGATACAAAAACTGGGGCAAACAATTGGACACCTTTTTCACCGTCGCCGCCTGTACAAACACCCTCTGACCACTGGCACTGTGGATGTCCGTTTCACCCAACGCTTTTTGCACTTCATCGGCGTAACACACCCAATAGGCCTGCTCAAACGCAAACAGCATATAATTCTGGCGACCTCTGCGATAACGATGAAAAGCATAATCCATGGCTGTTTCCGCTACCGCCAAATGCCCACGGTATTCACAATCTAACCAAAATTTTTCCTGCTCAAACGCCTGATTGCGCAAACAATCATCCCAATCCAAATGCTGACTGGGCGTGAGCATCACCTTGGTTTTCTGCCCCTGCTCTTGCAACACTTGGCGCCACTTTTTAATCGCCTTAATGCCCGCCTCATCATGGTCATACGCCAGCACCCAAGTGAGATTCAAATCAGCATATTTCTCAACCCATTCACTCGGGAAGTTTTGGCAAGAAAACGCCGCAATCGCCTTCACCCCGACCATGGCCAAAGCAATCGCATGAAAAATCCCCTCCACAATCAACACCTGATCACGCTTTTCCAGCACCTGCCCCGGCACCGCCCAGCCTTTACCCCGATAACGCGTGCCGGCACTAAAATGCGTTTTTCCCTGACAACTGGCAGGCAGCAAAGGCATCGCCGCTCGATCAATCACCCGCTCCCAATATGCATTTCCCCACAAGGGAAACCGCACAGTCGGCGTCAAAGAGCCATCTTTTAAGGGCAAATAACCCTGTTGCCAAGCCTCCTTAATCACCGCCAAATCAAAGCGACGCTCTTGCGTTAAATACGCCCTGGCAGTGGCATTGGGGTCCTCCGGCGTCGTTGGAAAACGCTCAGAAAATTGCTCAAACAAATCCGCAAACAAGGCTCTTGCCGTGTGCCTTTCACCACACCTATTGGCACGTCCACAGAAAATCACCCAAGGCGCCGCCACACTGGTCCACGCCTCCTTCTCACCACAACTTGGGCAACGTCCTCGCACATGCTGCCCAGACACCTTAAAACCCAATTCAGACGCCAAACGCCCATGAATATCATCAATCAACTGTTGTTCAGACATAACCAAGCCTTCTTAAATTCGATCTTTTTCAGAAAGCTCTTCTTGCAATGCAAACAAATTCACCATCACATGACGGCCCAACTTAATGGTCGGCAAATACCCATTGCGGCGTAACCCCTCCACCACCCCATATTGATGTTTAGAACCTTCACGCCCACGATTGGTTAACCCGGTTAAATCACTGAACTTTTCCAAAGTCACCAGAGGAATCGACACCTCACGGCTTTGCACCATGGCGTTATACGCCTCAATAGGAAGGGTTACCGTGGCCTTGGATTCATTCACCAAAAGTTTATCAGTCATCGTCATCTCCTTGCGATTAATTGACCAGTTTAGGATAGTGATATAATATCTAACCAAATCTAGATATTTTTAAAACCCTAACCCATAGAAATACCCTAAAACAAGTATTTTTATAAAATTAACCAAAAGTGGTGAGTTTATGAGCTCAAACGACCTCGTCAAAGAACGACTGAAATGGATGAGAAAAACCGAAGGACTGACCCAAGATGAATTTGCTAACCTAGTGGATATACCCGTTGGCACTTGCCGAAATGTCGAACAAAACGGCACAGTTTCATTCGCGCAACTGCACAAAATATTTCAACAGCCTCGCTTCGCTCGCTATCTGATGTGGTTTTTCCAAGGCAACAGCTACCCCAGTATTGGCCAAATTAGCCCAGACATACTGCAAGACATCAAACAACAACTGAAAAAAAACAATCCGGATTTCAACAAATACCAAGAAGTAACGGACGAAGAAGTAAAACAACAGCTTGATCACTATCAAAGTCACCAACCGGCCGACTTTGGCATCGCTCAAAAAGTCTTGGAAGACATTACCAACGCCGCTAAGGAGAGCTTAAACCGACATGGCATACCCTAAAAAAAACCAAAAAGCAGACAACCACATCTGGCGTCTGGAAGACAATCGCTATCTGGTCGAACTCCGACTGGATGGCGGCTATGGCAAACTGCACCGAAAAATCCACGACACCCTAAGAGCCGCCAAAATATACCGCGACGGCCTGTTTGCCAAAAAAGCCGCAGACGCCGACTTCAACCCCCACAAAAAACGCGACAAACGTACCCTCTCGAGCCTGATCGATACCTGGGAAATGCTGTTTGCCCGAGAACTCAAAGATGGCCAAAAACGCACCTCAAAATTACGCTTTCTTTGCCAGGAATGGGGCAACCCCGAATACCACCACATCAGCGCACGTCACTTTATCGAATTCCGTCAGCGTCGCCTTGATCAAGGCTTGAGCCTCAACACAGTCAACCATGACCTGGCCTACCTCAAAGCCATGTTTAACAAACTGGTGAAACTCAAAGAACTCACCGACAACCCGCTAAAAGAAGTCGAACTCTTTACCTTAGAACAATCTGAAATACGCTATCTGGAACTGAGTGAAATCAATCGCTTCCTCAACGAACTACAGCACAGCACCAGCCGTGACGCTTACGTCGTCAGCCGCATCTGCCTAGAAACCGGCTGTCGCATCAACGAAGCGCAAACCCTTAGAAACAGCCAAGTCAAAGGTGGCGTCATCCAATTTGCCCGCACCAAAAACTCCGAATCTCGTGCCGTTCCCATCAGCAAAGAACTTGACCAACTCATCAAACAAGACCGCCCTCGCCGCGGCAAACTGTTCGGCGCCAGCATTACCAAAGCCTTCAAAACCGCCTGCAACAACGCCCATATCGACCTGCCCAAAGGTCAAGCCACGCACATCATGCGCCACTCCTTCTCCGTCCACTTCATGCGCGCCAAAGGCAGCATCCTTGACCTACAAAAAATCCTTGGTCACAAAACCCTCGCCATGACACTACGCTACGCACAATTCCACCCAGACTACCTAGCAGACGCCAAAATCAAAAACCCCATTGCCCAAATGCAACAAAATAAAAATAGTTAAACTTTTGTTCACCTATCACGAGCCAAACAAAACGTCACCGAGGACAAAAAATAGACAGCAGAGGCAAAAATACCAAAAGGAAAAACAGAGAAGAAAACAAGAAAGGAAAATAAACCAATAGAATCAGATGGATATAAAAACACCCATCCTCAAAATTCCATAAAAAAAGCCCGCTAGTAAACTAGCGGGCTTTCTTAATCATGGTGCCCAGAGACGGAATCGAACCGCCGACACGAGGATTTTCAATCCTCTGCTCTACCGACTGAGCTATCTGGGCAAGTGGGGCGTATTATAGAGAAACCTTTTTTATGGTCAATACTTTTTTTTGAAAAAAACATAAAAACTTAGTTTTCGACGATTGTCTGGTATTATCTCTGAATATCAAGGAGATAAATTCATGCTACACATTGTACTTTACCAACCTGAGATTCCACCTAATACTGGCAATGTTATCCGCCTTTGTGCAAACACAGGCTACCACCTTCATCTGATCGAACCTTTGGGTTTTGAGTTAGAAAATAAAAAGCTACGTCGTGCGGGTTTGGACTACCATGAGTTCACACGCTTAAAACGCTACCCTGACTTTCAAGCGTTTCTCGATCAAAACGAGACTGGCACTGTGTATGCTCTGACCACAAAAGGCAGTCATACGCACAGTGAAGCGGAATTTGTGGAAAATGATGTCTTGGTATTTGGCCCTGAAACCCGTGGTTTGCCTGCTGACTTTATTGAAGCCTTACCACCAGCACAGCGTTTGCGCCTGCCCATGCAGCCTAATTCGCGTAGCCTAAACCTTTCCAACACCGTAGCCGTCATGGTTTACGAATCTTGGCGACAACTCGATTATGCTATGCCCAGTGAATTAAACCAGTAG